CCGTGAGGTCTTCAGTTGATAGCACGTAATAGCTGCTATCTTCTGTCGTCCACGGGGTCTTCGATCTTAACACAGGAGACATTACAATGGGTACACCACGTACGAGAGACCGTTCCGAATTAGACGGTTATGGCAACTATCATGAGGACCATTGGCCCTCAGGATCTAGCTATAACTATCCCGCCTTAGTTAGGCGTTATGAGGAACGGATGACTGACGTGGTTACACCGAACTTTCGTGCAATAATTGCGAAAGGCGGCATTGTGAATAACTCTTGTTCGTATGTGAAGAACACCATAACCTGTACAGGTTCTGGGTCTGGCGCACACAACAACCCTAGTAACACCCAGGGTTGGACTAGCTATGGATATCCGACGTCTTATTCGGCGCCGGTTAATCCAGATGCTACGTGGCCTCAGATTGCTTGGGTCAAACCGAGCGTGAAAACCGTAGAGCGTGCAAAACTTGAAGCACTCTCGCGGGTTGATTCTTCGCAATACTCCTTTGGCGAAGATACTGCAGAGTTGAAGGAAACTGTTCGTTTCCTGAGACATCCTGTGGATTCTTTGTTAGGTTTAACCCGTAGTCACCAGAAACTACTTCGCAAGATTAGCCGGGCGAAACATACCCGTAATCTCTCTCGAAGTAGGCAGTTTGAAGCATCGTTGTCCAACGCCGCGAAAATGCGGTCGAGGATTGGTGCTTACAAAGGGAATGCTAAGGAACTTGCATCAGCATATGCTGATGTTTGGGCCTCGTATTCCTTTGCTGCTGCCCCGTTGGTCCGCTCTTGTAGCGACGCCATCGAGGCATACCATACGCTCCCAGATCGGGTGAATGTGTTAGGACGAATGTCCGCACACTCTCGATCAGAGGATGAATGGTCTGGTAACTGGTCGGGCCTACCACAAGTGGTAGGTGCGACTACTCGGAAGTATACTGTCTCCCGAGAGTGGGTTGAATCCGTCCACGCTATGATCCTATATGAGGTAAAAAGCCCCATTAAGGATTTAAAGCAAGGACTAGGATTGAGGTCTAAGGACTTCCCTGTAACGATGTGGCAGATCTTGCCATTGTCGTTCATGGTTGACCGTCTCTATGATGTAAGTAGCTTTTTAAAGGCTGCCATCAACATAGGGGACCCCAAGGTTAAGATTCTAGCGGGTTCTATCACTACACGGCGAACGCTCAACTCGAGCATTAAACTGGATAGTGTGACGAACGCGTCTTGGCCAGGTAATACCACGGGCGAGACCGTACATGATGAACAATTTGTGTACGATCGAAATCCGTGGACCCCGTCCATCCGAGATGCGATCCCAACCTTTGAAAAAGGCGGGTTGATCAAGGATGCCACTAAAATAGCCGACACACTCTCCATAGCAGTAAAATTGCTGCTGTGAAGACGGCTTAACCGAAGGAGTAGACTATATGTCTCTCAAAACTGCTTCCGTCCTGAAGGACGGTACTGTCGCAACAACCGGTGGTACAGCCACTACTTTCATTGATAAAGGAACCAGTCCACAGGGTAATTCGTGGATCGGTATACTGGACGATGGGTCTGAATTTCTGGCCCAAAGCTCGGCTACCTTTACGGTGAAGGACCCTAAGGTCCAAAGTAGTGCTCCAAACGGGTACACCCAAGCGCGTAGCTCCGTTGTCCTGAAAGTGCCTTTGGCACTGGATAACGGTGACTATACGCTTAACACGATCAAGATCGAATTGGCGGTGGATCATGAAACCACAGCCGCTGAGATCGAGACCATGAAGGTGTATGCGGCCCAGTTTCTACAGGACTCAGATTTTCTTGAGTTCTGGACGAAACAGGCCCTTGGCTGAGTATTAGCAACATGAACATCTTGTTGCTTATGGCTATCCTCTCGGCGCTAATGGCAGGCTTAGTAACCTACCAAAACGTGATCGAGGGTGACCTAAAGGTTACTGGTTCAACCAGCCCTTTATACTCAACGCCCATCTCCCCACTCGAAAGATAAGGAGTTTGGTTTGTACTAAGGTTAGTTCAACCGAAGTACGCTGTATAACTTTCCCATAGGAGATATTCCATGAGTAAGAAACACCGGACAAAGAAGCGACCGCTCTTTGACCCTGACGAAATCGCAACGCTGATTAGTCAGGCAATTGTAAGTGATCTCGCAGCCTCCGAACAGAAGTATGGAGATGCGAACGACCCGTTGGCTTACGCCAAGTACCGACAGAGTTCTGAAATACTCAAAAAGTATTGCAGTCCTAGTCAAGATAAGGATAAGCTGGAGCAAGAAACCTTCGAGAAATTTAAGAAGGTCAATGCGCACATGCGAGCTATCAATAAGAAGCTTTTACTATCGCTTCCTTGGCATCTCAAATGTATACAGCGAAACCATCCTGAATCATGGAAAATCCATGTTAGGGCTCGTGCATTAATACACGAGGTTTTGACACCGTTGGATGAAGATGAGTGGTTCAAGGAGTGTAGAAACTCCTCGGGCTCCACGGTTGGTGTGTCATACTCTGATACATCAGTCGAGGCAAAGTTCACCTTCCCACTGACGGTCACTGCGGGTTGTCTGCTTCATTGGCAACGATACAGGTTGTTTAATCCACAGTTAGACAAGGCAATCCAGATCTGGAACGCCGAAAATCCGACTACGGATCCTGTAGTTGTTATTGAAGGATCACGCGCCTCAACGGTTGACAAGACCACTCTAATACGCAGGTTCATTTGCGTAGAGCCAACGCTGAATATGTTTCTTCAGCAGGGACTCATGTATGCATTATATGCACGCATGAAGAGATATGGTCTAGATGTAGAGACGTTACCTGACACGAACAAGAGGCTAGCCTACGAAAGTTCAATACATGGCAGAAACGCCACGATTGACTGGAGTAGTGCCTCTGATTGTGTTTCGATCATGCTGCTGAAATGGCTGTTGCCATTTAAGTGGTACTCGAAGATATATGCCACCAGGTGTCATTCCGTCTCCTTAAATGGGGAATGGGTGTATCCTGAGATGGTAAGTACCATGGGTAATGCGGTAACTTTTCCGCTTGAG